CTAGCTCGCCTTTTTAAATCCGCCCTGATGTTCAACCCATTCCATTACCGCTCCGCGCAGCCAGCGCAGCGGCGCTTTACTAATTGGCTCTGGAAATCCGCGTTCCTTTCGCCACTGAATGATAGTGGTGCGTCCTTTCTGAAAGAAATCCAACACTTCTTGGTGGCACATGATCTTCTCAGAGGACTCAGGATATTTTACTGAGTCATAGTTTTTGGGTGTTTCAGGCTGCTCAAATTGCTTTAAAAAACTGGGTGCTTGATATGTGTATTGAGAAATTGAAAACGCTTGGTTCATTGCACAGTTCTCTATGTAAATAGACCGATGGTCAGTCGGTCTGGGTTAAGTTGATTGCTTTAGCAGGGTGTTGAATTTATTATGTCTCCAACACGGCCCCTATCATGTTTATTCGAACAATGCTTAGGGGTTTTTTATTTCTTCGCCAAACCTCGGTAGGGGTTAAAGGTGTCGTTTTTCTGCCCGCCTTTGCTTGGCTCAGAGTTACGAAAGAAGAACGCCGAAGTGTTAACTGGCTCGTCATTCATAATTGCCATCAATTCGCGTTGGAATTGAAGGTCACTCATTCGTTTTAGTGTGTCTGGATTGTTTTTCTCGCGTTGGTTAGCGCTTGCTTTAGGGCGAAGGGCAAGTACAGCCTCAACCGCTTTGCTTTTTTCTTCAAATGTCATCATTGCACTGTTCTCGTTTGTTGGGTTAAGCCGCTGGTCAGGCGGCTACCGGATTAATACGGTTCTACATCCTGTGGTTGCATTTTGCCTTGCCCACATTCTTTGCAAGTGGCTCCAATTTCCGAAACCTCGAACCAGTTTCCGCAATCAGGGTTGTCGCACTGGCAGTAATACTCAGACTTAATTCTTAAACGCTCGGCTGTAACCGAAACCTTCCCGAAATAAACCGCTCTGAAAAACCAACCAGATTGAATCCACACCCAATAGCCAAACTGATTTTTATAAAAGCTAAAATAGAAGGTCTTAGGTAAGCATCCATTTTTTCTGAACACTTCAACGTCAAAGATCATCTGCTTGGCTTTTTTATTACTAATTCGCTTAGCCATTTTTACGCCGCCTCCTTAATTAGATTGCGCTCTGCATACTTGATTGCCTTATTTGGCAGTCTTAGCAGCTCTTCTGGGCAGTTGTTTTCAGACCCTGGATTACCATCGCAACCACCCCAATCGGTAAATGTCGCGCGAACGTAATGCATCAATTCTGATAATGCATCTTCATCAGACCACTCAGGTTCGAAATAACCGTCCCAGCATCCAAAGCCAGCAATCCCCCTTGGCAATGAGTCCGGCATTGCGTCTCTATCACCTTTCCATCGCCAGTTTTGGCGCAGTGTGTTCACGTCCCATTTATAATGTCGCGTGATTTCCGGCTCCTCACCGCGCGTTTCGCTAAAGCACAACTGACTTTTAAGCTGTGGCTGAATCTTGATCATCACTTCCGCTGCTCGCTTGCAGAGCTTTTTAAATTGACGTCCGTTCATTGCTCTTACCCTCTCACCAGTTGATCACGTAGGTTTGGCGGAGTGCCTTTGATGGTCAATTGGTCGGTTTCTGGGTCATAGAAAACGCGCTCGGAGAGTAGGGCGCGGTCAAATTGAATGCTGATACCACCGCCAGCGCCCTTGTAGGTAACAAGCTTGCTGATCGTCTTTTTATCTACTGGAAACTGAGGCGCAAGCTCATAGCCATTTTCAATCACGTAGCTCTCGAACGATTGGCCGTTGTTGGTTGGTATTTCTCCGGAAAGCTCGGCAATGTCTACCTCTTCACCGAGATTTGCGACATCAAAGCAGTGAGTTTTCACTTGCTTGCGAATGGATAACGCTTCATCCAGCTCAGCGCTTTGGTCGTTGATGAAGTCATTAACGGCTTGCATCAAAATGTTGTTTTGCATTTTGATGTCAATCCCATCTTGGATGCCGAGGAAATCAAAGAAGAAGTCACCCACGCGACGACCCGCACGGCCTTTGATGTAGCTGACGTAGCGCTTTGAATCTGGGTTGGTTTGATATTCGGTTAGATCAATGACCGCAGCGATAGTCATATTGGGAATGTTGAGGTAGTTGAGGCGGTTAAGTTTGCACCCAAAGCTTACTTGCATCCCTTCTGTGAATGGGATGAGGGCGACCGTCAGCAGTTCGTTGGCGTAGTGCCAGTAGCGAGAAAACACTACAAGTCCAGTGTCAGCAAATGGGTATTTGCTTAACTCAGAGATTAAATGAGTGTTTTCTAGGAAAGCGAACTCATTGAAGTCAGCGCCATCAAGCATGAGATCAACCATTTTCTTGAAGTTGCTCTCTGCATCGAAGAAACCAAATCCCTTTGCGGGTTTGCTTGTGAATGCTCGGTGTGTTTGCTCTACCAAGCGTTCGAATTCAGCAAATCCGATTTGTGGGCCTAGGTTGTCGATGCTGTACATCGGGATCAACTCTTCACTATCGTTTTTAATGATTTCGTTGATGTAGGTGTTAACTAATTGGAAGCTCATTGCACGTTTCCTTTTGGTTGTGGTTAATAGCCGCTGGTCAGGCGGCGTAGTTGGTACGAGTTGTCTGTCTCGCACGCATGGCTACACGTAATTGTTTCAAAATCATCAGGGTGCGCGTGTTCCCATACGATTCGACCGCAAACTATACAATTGAATCGAAACTTTCCTGTCGCTTTCCTGACTCGTTTTTGGCGCAGCCCAGTAATTCCAGCAGCGGTGATCATCTTTCTTCGGTTGATGTTCTGCTTCTGGAAAGTTCGACGGGCAATTTCATCGGTATGGAACTTAGGGATGAAATAAAAATTCGGGTTTTTGTTCTCAATGTAAGGGGCTGCGTCCTCTTTTGAGAAAGTTGCTGCGTTAGCGTAGTCAAAATCCCAATCTATACCTGTACCGAATGCAAGGTCGTTTCCATCAAAACAGTTGATTTTTACAGCTACGTACTCGTCATTTGGGTCTGTGAACTTAGGATAGGTTTTCTTGACGTATTGACAGTCAACTCGCCACTGAGCAAATGCGTTTACTAACTTCGTGCAGATTGGAAATTCATCTTTATCGCGCAGCCAGCCATTATCAACGTCGCGTTGAGCTTGCTCACGTGTATAAATTTCAGCCAAATCAATGTTGGATGTGTAACCGAGGCCGTCGATAGCCCAAAACAGAACACTTGAGCCAACGAATCCATTAGTCTTGTAAAAGCAATTTTTCATTTATCACTCCATGTCCATAATTGGGTTACGGTTTTGCTTGCGGTTAAACAAGCGGCGAAGTGAATAGCTGCGGCCAATGGAAATCAGGGTGAAATACGCGCTGATCATCATGTTTTCTTCAAGCTTCAGATTCACATCAAACATCGGGAAAATAAGCAGCTGACTGATTAACGCGACTATGTAACCAACCAGCACATTGCACAGGCTCTCAAGTAGGCTTTGTTTCTTACTTTGCATTACCATCACCTCTAAAGTGAAAGATCAAAAACAGAACGCACGCTGCGGCGTAAATTAATACGCTCACGACTTTACCCCCGGCGTGTACAGGCGTACTCGGTTGCGTGTATGCCAGCACTGTGCCTCACCATTGAATAAGCCGCCGTTGGCGAGCTTTGCGCATCCTTGAGGGAGTTGCTCATTGCACTTGGGGCATTTGCCTAGGTTTTGCTGAATTAGGTCAATGTCCTTGTGTGCTCGCAAAATGCAGGCTTCAATGGCCTCTGTTTCGTCATAAGGTTCACTTGGGTAGGCGTAAAACTCGCGAACCTCATCCAGCTTTTGCTTTACGGTTGGGTGAAGCATTAAGCCGCGCACTTCATGGTGCTGAGTTTTCTTTTTGTTTTCGCGATAGCGTTTTGCACGAGCGGCAGCTTGTTTTTTCTGGGTTTCGTTGCTCATGCTGCTTTACTCCGTGTGCGCTTGGTTTTTTCGGCACTCTTTTTGGCTGGCAGCAGCAGAACGCGGGCTCGGCCTAGGCAGTATTCGAAGCACTTGCCCCCCCGGCCAAAGCTTGCTGTACTGCGGTAAACTTCTACTGAGAAATCGGCACCGCGGTTGGCGTTGATCTCTTCATGGCCTTCGGAGAGTAAAATTTTCAGCACGTTCTTGTGAATGAACGCTTCTTGCGAGTTTCTGAACACGATGGTACTCATTGCACTTTTCCTTTTAGGGTGAGTGCCTCTGCTCAGGTATATGGCTTGTCAGGGTGGTCAGCCCTGTATATACTTGATTTCGAGGCGTTAAAGTCTCATTGCACAAAGAATGCCCCTGTTGGTTTGGTCACCTGCGGGGGCTTTCTCTTTTCTGGTGGCTGGTCAGGCCACTTGTCTCACTGCACGATGTCATTTGAGTATGACTAAAACTAACTATTGGTTATTTTTAACTTGTGGTTTTTATTTGTCAATAACTTTTGGTTAGTTAATTTTCGGTTTTTGTTGATCAGCAAATTAATGCATTACATGGCGGTGGGTATGGCGGTTCTGATTTGCAGGCAATAAAAAACCCTCATGATGAGGGTTAAGTCTGTTTGATTTTCTTCGGATTACGATTCTGGATAATAGCTACCAATAACCACACCACAGACCTCGATCCCTTCTTCAAATATGGGTTGGTGAGATGGGTTGAGGGGTCTTAGATAGAACTGGCCGAATTCATTTCTCGCCAGTTCTTTGAAGGTGTGTCCCTTATCTGTCTTGGCTACGACTCTTTGCCCCGGCTCCGCGATTTTTTCAGGGTCTACAAAAATAATGGTGCCTTCTGGATAGCTTTTCCCGTAGGGGGCTGTCATTGAATCACCAATTACTCTTAATGCGAACGTCCGCTTTGAGGCTGATTTGTTAGGGCAGAGAATCATCTCGCAATCATGCGGCAATACTTGGGTGTCTGAATTGCAGAAAGCTCCTGCTTGTACCCAAGAGATGATTGGCACTTCAAAGTAAGGGATGGAAAACGAAGGAGAGTAGCCGCGGATAGCCTCTTCAACTTTCGATTCTACGAGTACATCTTTCCCCAACAGTTCTTCTACTGTTGAATTAACTATTAATGCAAGCTCACCTAATCGCTTGGTGTCAGGCATTGACTCCCCAACTAGCCATTTTCTTATGGCGACTAAAGACACTTTATCGCTAAGACGAGATTGAATAAATCCAGAACGACCGCGCACGGGAATGTTCGCATTGTCGCATGCTTTATTCAGTCGTTTAGCAAACGTGTCCGTCTGTTTCATTTCGCCATAGTTCATAAAAATTGCCTCTGATAACCATAGGTTATTCTAACGCTATTGACGACTAACTATCAGTTAGTGTTTAATTTACTAACCAATAGTTAGTTTTGGGGTTTAAAGTGGAGCAAAATATTGTCACTAAAATCTTGAATCAACACTTTGGTGGGAGCTATGTGCTTATGGCCGATGTTTTCGGCGTTTCGCAGATGGCTGTGCGTAAGTGGGAGTTCTCAAAGGAGTTTCCCGCTAAGCATGGCCGGATGCAACAAGCTCATGAACTCACTGGAATTGATTACAAGGTTCTCACTCCCTCGGCGTTCAAGTCGCCAGATGGGTTTAACTTAAGGTTACAGAAATTTCATACAGCAGCATGATTTGAAATTTTCTGTATAGATAAACAGTAAGGATTGGTTATGAATTTGAGTTTAAAAGCCGTGCTGCGAAATATGATTGAAGGTTGGCGAGCTGATCTGAGTAAGGAATGTATTGCTCACAAGGTTGCTTCTGCTTACCACAAGTTAGGTTTGGCTAATGAGGTAGACGCACAGCGCAAGGAGTTGCTGAAACTGCCGGGTAAAGATGACAAAAACAACATGCAGAACTTTTTCCGATACAACGAACGTTCGTCGGTAGAGGCAAAAGCAACCATGCTTGATTTGTTACCTGCGGTACTTTCGGCAATGCCCGCTGAGCGCGTTTGCGCTGGCTTAAACCAGTTTTTTAATCCGCTTGGGTTTGTGATTTCTCATATTGGTTCGGGTGTGGAAACTTCGAATCGAGATCTGCTCCTTGCGAATTTCACAAAGGAATCAAGCGAGGCTTTACGTGCATTTTTGTTGCTTCCTGAGTCGGCGTCGATTGACCAACTTCGCTCGGCTTACAAGGAGGTTCAAGAATCAGCAGGTTCTCACGAGCCGTTACTGAATTATTTGGAGAAGTTAATCGCGTTAAAGAGCTGACCACTCTGACCGTAACGCGTAACGCTTTATTAGCGTGACAATGGAGATTTTTGTGCAATGAGTCTTTATATGATTTATTCGTGTGGGCTTCGGTTTTATGTCGCCGTTTCGCCCCAAGGAAAGCGTATTGTTCCTCGTGAAGAGGCCGAAGTCATTTGGCACCGTATGCACGCGCATAAGGTGGCCGTATGATTGAGTTGTTAGATCGTCCAATCGCATTTCATCGTGCTTTTGTTGAGCTTGGTCTTGGCATCACTGGCGCTTTGTTTCTTAGCCAATCGCTCTATTGGAGCCGTAGAACTAACGAGTCAGGCTGGTTCTATAAAACTCAGGATGAGTGGGAGGAAGAAACTGGATTAAGCCGTAGAGAGCAGGATTCAGCAAGAAAGCGCTTGAAGTTTTTAGGCATCATCGAAGAGAAAAAACAGGGCGTTCCTTGCCGCGTTTTTTACAAAGTGAACGATGAAAAACTCTTGGCATTACTAAGCCAAAAAATTGATAAAAAAGCCGAAAAATCGCTCTGTACAAAAGCGCCAATCCAGTTTGGCGGAAAGCGCCAAACTAGTTTGTACGAATCCGCCAATGTAGTTTGTACGAATCCGCCAAGCAGTGATGGCGGAAAACGCCAAACTAAAACAGAGAATACACAGAGACTACCAGAGACTACATCAAAAACACTTAGTGCGATTGAGCAGTGCTTTGAGCGTTTCTGGGCTGTATTTCCCACCAAGAAGGCCAAGAAGCAAGCTTTCGAGAAATTCAAATCGATTGTGAAGCGACGAAGTGAATCCGTTGAGGAATTTGCCGCCATGCTGTGCGCAGATGTCTGCGCTCGGCTCAACAACGGGCAATTTGGATTCGACAAGCTGCACGCAACCACCTATTTGAACCAAGAGCGTTGGAACGATGAACATGAGATCAATCGACAATTCACTGCTAAACCAAGCGGTAAACCCAATCGTTACGAAGAATTCAACGAAGAGCTTCTCAGAAAATACGGCCACACTGCCACACCAATTGGGGGCGCAGGTTATTCAACTGACCCTAGCGGATTGGGTTCAGGCGAAATTCACGGAGGCCTACGGGGCGAAGTGGCCTCACAAGGCGTTACCATCGACTTGGGCTCAGGGGATTTCTACGATGTCAGCGGTGGAGGTGAGGAAGGCCGTTAGTTCAGCTCTGCTCAATGGTGATGAGTGGCCGCCAAGTCTTCCTGAGTTCGTAAGCTTAGGCCAGAGCATTGAAATTGATTTCGATGAAGCGTTCAAGCGCATGATCAGGGGTAAACCACAAGGTGACATCGAATATTGGGCAACTCAGGAGGTCGGTTTCGAGTGCCGTCGTTACCTAACGCAAGAAAGGGCTAGATCAAGATACAGACAGGCTTTGAAGAAATATTCAGACAAAGCTAAATCTGGCTCATTGCCAATTCGAAATTTGATGCAAATTGCTGATAAGTCGAATTTAGTACCCGTTGAAAAGCTAGACCGTCCAGATCCAGCGCAGTTCAACCAAAATTCAGTTTTTGCGCGTATAGCGGCGCTAGGGAAGAAAGCATAATGGCAATTTTAGTTCATTCAACAACGGCAGTTGAAGATAAAAACCGATGGGGAACAACTTGGGAATGCTTCGAAGATGGACAAGCCCTGTATGGCCGACAATTTCAGCTCGATGTTTGTGCTGAGCCTGCGACAGCCAAAGTAAACCGATTTTACACCTCCATCGAATGGCTTGAGTTACGTGCAGGTAATTATGATCAACGTGGTGTTGGTTTCTGCGCTGATGATTTTAATCCGAACGCGAAGATTGTGGGTTTTGATGCACTTAGTTTGCGTTGGGAGAATGATTTCTGGTGCAACCCGCCTTTTGATTTAAAGCAGTTGTTTATCAAAAAAGCCTTTGAAGAAGCGCGCGCTGGAAATAGCGGCATGATGCTCTTGCCCTATGAGCCCGCAACTGGATGGTGGCGCGAATTGGTCGATGGCAAGGCGACTGCCATTTATGAACCGGATGGTCGTTACAACTTTTACGACATTGACGGTGTGACTAAAAAGACAGGGGTGAACTTTCCCTCTGCGTTTGTGCTCTGGACTCCTCACTTCACACATTACACTCCAAAAATCCCGTTTTCTCGCGGTGTGGCTGATGAGTTGGGTATTAATTTCCGCATGCGATTAGGGGAGGCGGCATGAAGATGAGCAAAAAAAGACAAGAAATCTGGAACAAGTCAGGCGGAAAATGTTGGTACTGTGGCTGCGTTCTTCCAGAAAAAGGCTGGCATGCAGATCACTTTGAGCCAGTTTATCGAACAACAGAGCTTGTTCCTGTTGAGCAAAGAAAAAATCCACACATGAGAAAGTTCAGACATGATGGCGGTTTTGAAAAACCAGAGCGTGATAATCAAGAAAATTTAGTTCCATCATGCGCCCCTTGCAATTTGTTCAAAGCAACATTCCCAATCGAGGTTTTTAGGAAAGAAATTGCCCAGCAAATTGAAAGGGCAAGACGTTCATCAGTTAATTTTAGAACCGCTGAAAGATTTGGAATGATTGAAGTTATAGATAGGCCAGTTCTTTTCTGGTTTGAAAAACAATTTCAGTCTAAAGAGGTGGCATAGCATGAGACCGGAAACGTTATTGGCTAAGTTCGACCTTAAGGGCATTAACTATCAGGCAGAGAGAGGAGGTAAGGGTATTTTTTCACTAGAAGATCAGCTTGCTATGGTTGGCATTACTTGGAAAGAGTCTCCCGTTGGCTTTTTGGTGCTGTTCGTTGAGTTATTGGACAACGCTCAATCGCGCCGAATGCTTGAAAAAGCGGTTTGGGGTGAGTTGAATACTCTCACCAGCGATTGGCGCGGCCAGAAAAGCGACCTTGCTTTTGCAGCGATGGTGAATGCTGCAGTGGCTGAGGCGATTACCCCAATGGGGCAGATCTGTTCTTGCTGTGGTGGCAGTGGTAAGTACCTAAGTGCGAACCGTCACTATCGTGATTGCGTTCATTGCCAAGATGGCCGTGTTGCTTGGAATGTGGAGAGCCGTTTCGCTTCCATGTGTGCTTCTAAGTTTGTTTGCACGTTCTCTGTTTTCAAGCGTAAGTATCATCCTGTATTAGAAGAGTTATCTCGCTTTCTCTCTGCGAAGCGTAATGCAGCAATGCTTGCTTTGATGGATCGGATTCAGAGAGAAGAGGCAGCGTGATGCGTTTCATACTTTAACTACATCTAGTGGGTGAGTGTTGACATTCACCCCTAAATGGCGCACTATTTCCACGATGCAAAACCTCGCCCACTCGGCGGGGTTTTTGCGTTTCTAATCCTTATATTGCGTTTTTGGCACCTTCGGGTGCCTTTTTTATGCTTGTGATTTCACATCAAGCTCGGAAGTTTTGAGCTTTTCATTTTAACCAAGTAATCAAAAGGAAACTCCGGCAGGGGTTGATATGCGTATGAATGAAAAAATTTCTAGTTCCCTGTCGTACTGGTGGAATGGTTTTATTGGGATTCTTGGCTCTGTATCGACAGATGCGTACATGGTCATCATTGCGCTGATTGGCATGCTTTTAACTGCATACATTAACCATTATTGGCAGAAGAAACGCTTTAATGCGGAGTTCGGAAATGGGCAAGCTTAACCGTATTACAACGTCTTTGATTGCCTCTGGTGCTGGTGCAATCGCTATTGCAGTTTCTTTGATTAAGCCGTTTGAGGGTGTGGAATACGTTCCCTACCGAGATGTGGTTGGAGTTTTAACTGTCTGTTATGGCACCACAGGCCCCGATGTTATTGAGGGTAAAACTTATACACAGAAAGAGTGCGATTACTTCTTGCAGAGAGACTTAAACGAGATAGAAAAGGCAATCCTTCCAATGATAAGGCCTGCCTTACCAGAGCCAACTAAGGCTGCATTGTACTCATTTACTTACAATGTAGGCGTTGGCGCCTTTTCGAAATCGACTCTTCTTAAAAAATTAAATTCAGGTGAAATTTCTAGTGCTTGTGATGAGCTTAAGCGCTGGGTTTATGCTGGCGGACAAAAATGGAAAGGGTTAATTACGCGCCGACAAATTGAGGATGAAGTATGTCAGCTACAGCTTACTGGAAAATAATAGGGGCTGGATTAGTTGCTGCGACAATTGCTGTTTTGTCTGGGCTCTACGCATTTGAACGTGAGCGTCGTCAATCGGCAGAACTAGAGGTCAGCCAAGTCTCAGCACAGCTCAACGCGTTAATAAAGCTCAAAGAAGATCAGCAAGCAAAGATTAGATTATTCAATGAGCTCAGCATTAAATACGCAGGAGACGCTGCCAATGCAAAGAAAGAAATTGATTCTCTTCGTGCTGACATTCTCAATGGGACTAAGCGGGTGTACATCAAAGCAAGTTGTCCTGAATCAATGCCCGGAACCGATACATCCGGAAGCATGGGCGATGCAAGAACCGCCGAAGTTGAACGAGCAACTGGACAAGATATTCTCGATCTCAGAGAAATGAACACTAAAGCAACTCGGCAGATTCTCTACTTGCAAGACTACATTAAGACTCAATGCCACTTCCTTAAATAAATCCACCACCGCCAAGAGCAAAAAGTGCATTCATGATTAGGCGTAAGCCATTGTCCCAAGTGCTTACGGCGGTGACCCTTTTAAAGTGCGTTATCACCTCGCTGTTTTAGATCGTTAGCTTTGACCATGGAGCAGTTGACACTGCTTACTCCTTACTTGCGAGCGCGATGTGAAATTCAAAAAGGTGACAGCCAAGGGTTAAGACTCCCCTACATTAACGGCAACGTCAGCCGGAGGCGAACAAGCGGCGTGACACTGGAGAGACAGGAATCGCGGTATTTCTATGACTACATTAAGACTTCGTATATCTGATGCAAAAATTAAAGAGCATCTAAAGAGTGATACTGTCACGAGGCTTAGGGACGAAAGGTATGCTCTTGAGCTGCGTTTTCATAAGTCTCGTGAGAGTGCTACTTGGTGGCTAATTGATAAGCGTAAAAGTAACGGTAAGTTTGGAAAGCCAAAATGGGAACGTCTAGGTATTTGGCCGCGTTTGTCCGCAAAGGCACTTTTTGAGCTTCTTCCTCAAAAAATTGCACGCATGGCCACCGATACGGATCAAATTGTTACGGATTGGACGTGTTTCGGTGATTGTTTACGTTGGTACGTTGAGCATATGGAATCCAATAAGGATATTTCACCTGAGCGTAAAAGCGCGGTGAGATCAGTGGTGTATAACCATTTAATCCCTGCTCTAAATGATTTGCCGTTAACTCATGTTCGCAAGCACCACATTAAAGATGCATTGATTTGGCCTTTACGCCAACGTTATGAGTTAAGAACGGTGAAAGGTTATTTCGCCATGTTGAAGGCGGCGTTCAATCAGGCCTATCGAGAAGAGCATATTCCTACCAATCCGATTGCAAGCATGGTTTTTAGTGATTTCATTAAGAAGAAGATCACGCCAAATGAAGGAAAGATTCAGTCTGATGATGTGCGTGATTTGTTAGAGCGACTGAAGGATAAACCCCCTCAGAAGCAGATGTTCATTCTGATGATGCTGGCTCATGGCACCCGTATTCGTGAAACACGTTTGGCGAGATGGAGCCACATTGATTGGGAAGAGAGTATTTGGCGTATTCCGGCTTGTAATGCCAAGAATGGTGAGGCGTTAGTTTTGCCTATGACTTGGCAAGTTAAAAACCTGCTGATGCGTTATAGAGCGAGTCAATCAGAAAAACAGAAATTCATTTTCCCTAACTCAAAAGGTGATGCACCGATTTGCAAAGATACGGCAAACGATATCTATGCAGAGTTCAGTTCTGGGGCGTTTACGAGTCACCATTGCCGTAAGTTGGTTGGTACTCGATTAACCGATCTTGGTGTTGATAAGTTTGTGCGTGAACGCATACTCAATCACAAGATGTCAGATTTAGACCAAGCCTACATCCACACAACGACAGAAGCCTTAAAACTCAAGGCCTTGCAGACCTACCACAACTGGTTAGATCTGCAGGGCTTTATTTTTTTCCATGGGAAGATTGAGGGAAGATCTGAAAAGATGATCTTTTAGGTTGAATCTAGATCCTTCAACGCTTCAAAAGTTCCTCACCGATTTAACTCTTAAGAAAATCGGTAAATTTCAATGGTTGTGTTTGTTTTGGATGTTTGGACGTCTAAAAGTGATAGAAATCAAGAAAGGAGCAGAAGGGAGTTTTCCCTATATTTGCCCCAAAATGACCTGATTTCGCCCTTTTTTTGATTAGAGAAAAGTTAGGGAAAAGTACCCCAAACTCAGTGGGTGTGAGCGGCATTGATCAAACCTCAGTCAATCCATTGCCGCACAAGGGGTGGGGGTGGTCGCGGGTCCTTCCCAGAGGGTGAATTCTCCACGGGGTCGAGACTCGCCGATTCTGCCTCGATTTAATGTCCGGTTTTTACTCCCTTCTATCGGGCAGCTTGAGAAAGGAGTGAACCATAACGCGTAACGCTAAAAGAGTGTCGCTATGGCAGAAGTAAACCGAAACGAATTTGCCCAAATCATGGGCTACTCACCCAAGTGGGTGGGTGACCTCATCAAAGAGGGTTTGCCACATAAAGGTGGTGGAGGCCGAGGCAAGCCGTTGGTCATTGAAACTGACTCCGCAATTCAGTGGATCATCGAAAGAGAAGTAAAAAAGCAAGTCGGCCAATACGAGAAAGAGAACAACAGCCCTAAAGTTGGTACCAAAGATGGTGAAGACTTATTGCTGACTGCCGCCAAGCGCCGCAAGGCTGAGGTGGAAGCTAAGAAGGCTGAAGAAACAGTCATGGATTTAGGTGACTTAGCTCAGTTCCTTTACATGATTGGTAACTTGTTTGGCAGTGAGTTGGATGGCATAGGTGCCCGCACAGCGTTAGAGGTATCGTCAGAACATGAACCCGCCAAGTGCAAAAACATCATCGACCGAGAAAGTCGACGTATTCGCTCTGCCACCGCCGACCGCCTCAGTGCGTTCGTTGCTGAGTATCTTGCAAAACGTAGCGGAGATGGTGAGAGCGAAACCGCTGAGGAATGCTGCGCAGTGGGCGACTGAAAATCGCATCATGCCACCGGGCTCTCCAATACCGGGACCCTTTGATACCACTTCCACGCCATACATGATTCCAGTCTGTGTGGCATTTGCAGACCCGACTTATTCCAAAATCACTTTTGTGATGGGTACGCAAATGGGTAAGTCAGCCACCATGCAAAACGTGATTGGCTGGCGACTGGATGACTTACCCGCTCCGATTATTTATGTGGGACCGACAGAGTCAAACATTAACAACGTGGTCGAACCTAAGATCATGGAGATGTTTCGAGAGTGTCAGAGTCTTTGGATTAAGTACGACGACAAAAGCCCGAAACACAAAAAGCGAATTGGTGGTGTTTCACTGCGTTTCGCTTGGGCAGGTTCGGCGACCGAGCTTGCCTCTGACTCTGCTGTGATCACTTTAGTCGATGAACTTGACCGCCCAGACGCCAACGCAACGGGTGAAGGTTCGTTGTCTGAAATCGCTGAAGCTCGGGGCGATGCGTATATCGATTCCAAACTAGGGCTGACCAGTACGCCTACGCATGGCAAAGCCAGCACTTTTGTCCATCCCGATACGGGAATGACGCATTGGGCTGTGGCTCCAAAGGGCAAAGTCTCAAGCCCCATTTGGCTAGAATGGGAACAAGGTACCCGCCACGAATGGGCGGTGCCCTGTCCAGACCCAGATTGCGGTGAATACTTTATCCCGCGAAGTGAATTGCTTTGGTGGCCGGGCAAAGGAACCGACAAAGAGTGTTCGCCTGCAGCGGCCTCTCGTGATGCCAGACTGATTTGCCCTCACTGTGGTGGTCAAATTGAAGATAAGCACCGCAAATTAATGAATGCACAGGGCGTTGCGATTGCCCCTGGTCAATATGCCAAACGGCATGATGATCATTCAGTGCTGATCACCCAAGGAGACGACTCGGCTGTTGTGCCGTTTCATTCCATGCTGCACCCACTGGAAGATAACAACCATTTCAGTATTTGGGTGAGCGGCCTGTGTTCATTCTCAGGCAAAAAGAGTTACGGCTATCTGGCGCGTAAACTTCTGCAAGCACAACGCAGTGGCGATCCAAACCAACTTCTTTCGGTTTATAACACGGGCTTTGGAGAAATCTTCGCCGTTGTCGGTGAGGCACCGGATTGGGAAGAAGTGTATGCACTGCGTTCAAGCTATCAGTCAGGCCAAGTTCCTGATGGTGTAGAAGTGTTGATCTGTACCGTTGACGTTCAGAAAAACCGCTTGGTCTATGTCATACGCGGTTGGATGCCGGGCATGAGCTCGCGTCTTATCGAATTTGGTGAACTGTGGGGCGATACCGACAAGCCAGAAGTTTGGCAAGAGTTAGATGAACTGGTTGCCCAAGAGTGGGACGGGCATACCATCAAGTTAACCGGAGTTGATGCTGGCTACCGAACTGAAGAGGTTTACGCTTGGGTTCGCCGCCATCGTTCCCGCGCTCGTGCATTAATGGGTTTTCAAAAACTGCCTAAGCCATTTCGCATGATGAAAGTCGAGGTGGATAAGCAGGGTAAAACCAGAAAGCGCGGCGATAAACGTTGGGACATAGATTCCAGTCTTGCCAAATCATGGGTTCATAACCGAGTGCGCTGGAAAAGAGGTGCAGTCGGTGATTGGCTATTACCTGCTGATGTAACGGAAGACTACTGCAAGCAGATTGTTGCAGAAGAGTTTGATGAAGAGTCAGGCACTTGGAACCGAGTCAGCAAGGATAACCACTTTCTCGACTGTGAGGGCATGAATTACATGAGTGCACGAATGCTTCGGTTAGACCGGAAGAAAATCAAATCTGACGATGAGGAAGAGGCAGAGATAGAGACTGCAGTGACCGAGCCGTCAGAAGAGGATGAGTTTGAAGAGGAAGATCAACAAGAAGCTCCTGTTCGGCTCAAACGAAAAACCAAAAAGCGCCTGCTGACGCGGCGTAAAAAAGGAAACTTCGCAACATCATGGTAATCCCGACAACCTTTATTTCAGGTCTGTCGGTCAGCTTTCCCGTTTCATTCTCCCAATATCCCGCCTCAGAGTGGGATGCCACCTTGTATCTACGCTCAGCCAATCATGCGGCAGACATCATTGCTCAGAAGCAAGAGAATTCATTTCTCTTTGCTGCTGATGGGATGACGACTGCCGAGTGGTTGCCCGGCGAATACACTGCGGTGATCCGAGTGACGAAAGGGCAGGACGTCTATCAGCCGTACTCAGAGCGAGTGACGGTGCTCCCCGATCTCGCTCAGCTCGACACGCACGATCCGCGCAGTGATGCCGAAAAAGCCTTACAAGCCATACGCAATACCTTAGCGAATCGAGCAACAGCCGATCAGCTCAAGTTATCGTTTGGTGGGCGAAGCTTAGAGAAAACGCCAATCAGTGATTTGCTGAAACTTGAGCGGCGGTTTGCGGTGATGGTGGCAAAAGAGAAACGGGCTAAGTCTGGCCGAGGCCTCCTTAAAATCACCAAAGTGAGGATGCGCTAATGTGGAATCCTTTCCGTTCAGAACCAGTACAACCCGCCGTTAAACGCAAAGCTCGAACGGCTCCGGTGTTTAAAGTCAGCACATCACGCAGCCTATTCTCAGCCGCAGACCCTGACCGCAGCAACAGCGGTTGGACAACTCACCCCGTGCCAATTGGCAAAATGATTGACCAAAAGTTGGTGACTTTGGTTGCACGCTCTCGCGAGCAAATCAGCAATAACGATTATGCCCGTGGATTTGTGCGCGAAGTACGTAAAAACGTCTTGGGTCACAAAGGGATTGTGCTGCAGGTTCGCGGGAAAGAGCCCGATGGAACGTTAGACACTTATGGCAATGCGGCGGTAGAGCGCGCATTTAAGAAGTGGTCACGCCGTGAGAGCTGTACGGTTGACGGTCGTCTGGATTGGCGGCGAGCTAAGCGAGTCATTCTCAATACGGTCGTGGGGTCAGGTGAAATTTTCATCCGCATTGTAGAGGGTGAGGCGGCGGGGCCATGGGGATTTGCTCTGCAGTTGCTTGATCCCATGCGTGTGCCGGTTCAACTCAACGAGATGCGTTTGGCCAATGGCAATATCATTCGCCAAGGTATTGAAATGACACCTTACGGTCGGACAGTCTCCTACTTGGTGGAAACCAAAGCGGGTGTATTGGCTGAGCCATTCCGGCACAGTGGCAAAGAGTTTGAGCGTGTTCCTGCGGAAAACATGATTCATGTATTTGATCAGGAGCATCCAGAGCAGTACCGAGGCATTCCTTGGAATCACACCTCTTTAAGCCGCATGAAAAACCTTGCAGGGTTTGAAGAGGCCTCAGTCATTAATGCCAGAGCAGGCGCAAGCAACGTGGTCATGCTGAAACCTGATCCTGATGTGTTTGAGAGCGATGACGATGAGGTAGAAGAGCCAGACATCGAACTGGAACCTAACTCAGTCATTACGTTGCCACTTGGCTATGAGCCTGTCGATTACAAACCTGAATTTCCATCTATTGAAACCGCCACCTTCTCAAAACACATGTTGAGAGGCATGGCAACGGGGCAAGGGCTCTCTTACAACACCTTTAGCAATGATCTTGAAGGGGTCAACTTTTCATCGATTCGCCAAGGCAAACAAGATGAGCGAGATGGTTGGAAAGACTTGCAGGAGTGGTTCATTGAAGCGGTATGTCACCCGATCTATGAGCGTTGGCTCGAATACTCGCTGCTAGCTGGAAGAATCCTCAACACGAACGGCAACCCCATTCCTGCTTCACGGCTCAATAAGTTCTTGGAAGTTGAATGGCAGGCTCGACGTTGGGATTGGGTAGATCCACTAAAAGACGAAAAAGCCATTACTGAAGCTCAGACAAATGGCCGGAAGTCTCTCAGCGAGTCAATCCGTGAATCAGGCCGCGATCCGATGGACGTTTGGGAGGCCTATGCCAACGACATCAAAACGATGGAGAAGCTAGGCATCCCCAAAGAAATGATCATGCAAATTCTTGGAATTAAGCAGGCGCAACCCACTCCTGCAGGAGAAAGTAACAATGGGCAAGAAGACGACACCGAGCAAGACCCTGACAGCGAGTGATGCCATTCGACAGCAGAAAGGGCAACCGCTTTACCGCGATTACAGTGTTGATTCGATTAACGAAGAAGAGCGCACCGCCGAACTCACGTTCTCAAGTGAATATCCGGTGGAGCGTTGGTTTGGTTTTGAAATCCTAGACCATTCTCCCGGCGCGGTACGTATGCAGCGCTTTGAGGCGGGAGCCTCCTCGCTCGTGAATCACGATTGGGATGATCTCGTCGGCGTTATCGAATCTGCTCGAATCGAAAGCAAAAAGGGCAAAGCGGTCGTGCGTTTCGGGACTAGCCCGAGAGCCGAAGAGATTTGGCAGGACGTTAAAAACCGAATCCGAAAACATGTCTCCATCGGTTATATCGTGCATGAAATGGTGCTCGAAAAAGATGAAGACGGAACGCGCACTTATCGCGTCACTGACTGGGAGCCATTTGAGCAATCCTTTGTCACCGTACCAGCTGATCCTACCGTTGGCGTAGGCCGCAGTCTGGATAACCAAAAAACCTTAAACCAACTGCGTGATATGGGGATCATCATCCCAACTGGCGCAGCAGATAACCACCCTGAAATTGAAATCCGGAGCGAATCCACTATGAAAACCAAAACCCTGCGTGATGCCAGTGGCCGTTTAGTACGTGCAAAAGTTGATGAGAACGACGTAATTGTAGAAATTATTGAAGTTCTCGAAGAATCCAACGGTGAACGCCAAGCGGGTATCGAAGCAGAGCAAAACCGTGTGCGCGATATCCTTGATCTGTTTGAGCAGTATGGAAGCCGTGGTGTAGACCCAAATCAGTTCATTCGTGATAAATCCAAGACCGCGTCAGATTACCAACGTGCGTTATTGGATGCAGCAGCGAACCCACAAGGCAATAAAGGTGGCAAGCGTAACGTTACGCCAACCGCAGCGGATAGCCCAGACATCGGTCTTTCAGACTCAGAGATCCGCAATTACTCCTTCTTGAATGTATTGCGCTATCTCTCCAACCCAACCAATGAAAAATACCGTCAAGCTGCAGCATTTGAATTGGAAGCCTCGGCAGCGGCAGAAGGTAAGCTACAGCGTGAAGCGCAAGGCATCATCGTTCCCAATGATGTGCTTCGCTCTGCAGCTCCTATTGCTAAATCGGGCTCTGGTGCAAACTTGATTGCCACGGAACACCTTGCTGGCAGTTTCATTGACATGCTCTACAACAAGTCGTCAGTGATGCAGTACGCCACCACATTGACCGGGTTAGTGGGCGATCTCTCTATCCCAACGCAAGAAGGCGGTGCAACAGGTTACTGGCTGGGTGAAGATGCGGATGCGACCCTGTCAGAGATCACCTTCGGTGAGCGTACTCTGCAAAACCGCACGTGTGCGGCACTGGTCGAAATGACCCGTAAGATGATCATGCAATCGTCTAATGATGTGGAAATGCTCGCGCGTGGTGATATTGCGAAAGCACTGGCACTCACCATTGATAAAGCAGCGTTGTATGGCACAGGTGGCGATCAGCCGCTTGGTCTTGCGGGTATTACAGGTGTGAATCCAGTGAATCTGGTTGGCACACATCCGAACTATCAAGAGTTTATCGAAATGGAAACCAGCATCGCGGCAGATAACGCCGATGTGGGTTCGATGCTTTACATGATGAACGCTGTAGGGCGCGGTCACTGTAAGTCAACTCAGAAGTTCGCTAACACTAACGGCTCACCGATCTGGGAAGCGGGTAACACGGTGAACGGCTACGGCACTCACATTTCAAACCAAATCAATAATGGTGATTACTGGTTTGGCGTTTGGTCTGAATTGTTGATTGGTTTGTGGGGTGGTTTGGATCTGACCGTTGACCCATACACGCACAGCAGCAAAGGCCGCTTACGTATTGTTGCCTTCCAAGATGCTGATGTCGCAGTACGTCACCCGCAATCATTCTGCTTAGGTCGTAAAGCAGCCTAATCAGAGCCTATCAAATCGCCGCCTTCGGGCGGCTTTTTAGTGGAATAAAGCAATGAAAGACGAACTAAAAATCAAAACCACCGCCCCTGTTCGTTGTGGTGGCAAATCTCTCAAGCTCGATACCGAGTTAGTCGTCGGTCAGGATCTCAAACTTTCAGAGGCTCGCTCTCTCGTCTCACGCGGCAAGGCTTCTTGGGTATCTGATGAAGATGAGAAGAATAAAGGTAAATCGGGTAAAACTAAGTCCAATGCCACACCAAAGCCCGAAAATGACGAAGATGGAACACTTTCCGATTCTGATAATGCCGGGCAGAAAGACGAAAGCGGACAGGGCGCAGTGAATGAGTAACTGGGCTAATGCGGTGGCGGAAATGGATTCCGCCCTGTTTGGTGAGTTTTCTGAGCCAGTCGTTCTTCATTTGGATAATGGTGATGTCTCTGTCACTGGGTTATTTGATAACCCGGCCAATGTAAGCACGATAAAAGGTGGTGGGTGGATCGCCACCTCAGAGCCTGAGTTATATCTACGTGATAATGATTCGAAGGGTCTAAAAATTCGCCAGAAACTCACAGTGGCTGGTCAGCTCTGGGTTGTGGTTAAGCCTCCGCAGCCAGATGGCACAGGAATGACCAAACTAATTTTGGGGCTTCATAATGGCCAACAACCCTCAAAACCTTCTATTTCATATTGATGTTGATGAACTTAAAGCTATTCAACAACAACTTGGTGCGACAGAGGCTCAATTAAGAGCCTCTTACAACCGAGCTCTCAGCCGAACAGCAGTCACAATTCGCGCATTAACCAACAGGTTGATACGTGATCACATGCAAGTCAAAAGCATGAAAACGATTAGAAAGCGTATCCAACAGTTCCGGTTACGCAGCCCATCTAAGCAACGTGATCTTGATGAGCTACGGCTGTGGTTTGGTTTAAATGATGTTCCTGTTGGTTATTTACGTGGTCGTATTGTTGGTGGCCAATCAAGCGGAGCTACCTTTCAACCGAGAGGTAAATTAGCAAAACAGCATTACGATCGTGGGTTTGTAGCGCAACGCTATGGGCGAAAATCAATTTTTACTCGGGTTTCAGAGGGGAAGTTCCCCATAAAAGAAGCGAGAGTTCCTGTTGCTGAATCTCTCCAAGTGACTATTGAAGATGAGATCTTCGATCTGATACCGGAAATATTTCTCAAACACTTTCAAACAGACCTCAAAGGCCGGGTAAAAATGGGGCTGAATAGGAAAAATTGGCATGACTGATGGCATACATTTAACCGAATACCATGAACGAGTCAGGCAGTGGCTGGTGGATAAATTTTCTTGGCTGAAGTTGGTTGAGTCCTATCCTGAATTAACCACTCCCCTTAATGTTCCTTGTGCCTTTTTCTCTGTTTTAGGATGGGAAAAGGACGATTACCAAACGCAGAGCAGTGCTCTGACGGTCAACCTTAGCTGTGAAATTATCGCAGTGCTTGGATTGGAAGATGAAAAGCATCAGATAGAAGTTCGCAATGCAGCGATGGCGATCAGTATCGCAGTTGAAGGTGCGCAATTTGGGCTGCCTGTTTCTCCTGCTGTATTCATCAGCGCGGAGCCGGACGCTTTTGATCCGGATCTTGATGCTTACGCGGCGTGGTCGATTCGCTTTAATCAAATCATTAACGTCGGTAATGACTTCTTCGCGCCAGAGGGCGAAACGCCAATCGGCGTCAACGTTGGCTATTCGCCGGATATTGGCGCGGATAACGAAGATAAGTACGAGAGCCTGATCCCATGAGCGACATTGATTACATAGTGCGAGATCTGCAGCAGCGTATGGCGAACATGATACGCCGCGGACGTGTACACAGTGTTGATTTCTCTCTAGAGCCGCCAAGGGTTCGCGTTGAGTATGAGCCCGATGTCCTGACCGATTGGTTGCCATTTGTGTCGGGTCGCGCTTCGCAAGAAAAGACCGAGTGGGAGCCGCTAGCTATTGGTGAGCAAGTGATCATTTTCTCTGAAGGCGGTTCACTTTCTTGCGGCATTGTTGTTCCCGCTTTGCATGACAGCAAAAATAGCATACCAAGCCGATCACCTGATGAGCATGTTACACGCTATCAAGATGGCACCACGATGATTTACAACCGCGCCAGCCATAACTTGACCATCACCATCGGCAGTGGTGGTAACGCCGAGCTGACGTGCAAAACATTCCGCATCAATGCGGACATTGAGCACGTTGGCAACCAGACAACCTCAGGCAATCTTGAGGTTAAGCAGGATGTCAAAGTACAACAAAACCTCACCGTGACTCAGGCGATAAAAGGGCAAAGCGTATCGGACGAGAAACGCACCATGTCTGAAGATCGTGAAATCTTCAATACTCACGACCACGGCGACCCGAAAACCAGTCAACCAAATCAGCAGATGTAACATGAAAAAAGGCATGAACGCGCAAACGGGCAAGCCGCTCGAAGGTATCGAACATTTAAAGCAGTCAGTGCGTGACATCTTAACCACGCCTATCGGCTCTCGGGTGATGCGCCGCGATTATGGCAGTCGGCTGTTTGAGTTGATTGATAACCCAACCAATCCCGAGACCGTGGCAGAGATCATTGCGGCCAGTGCAGAAGCTTTAAAAAAATGGGAGATGCGCATCAGTGTGACGCGCATTCTGGTGACCTCGCGCCAAGCGGGCAAAATCTCGCTCACGATTGAGGGCAAATATAAACCCGATGGCAAACCCATCACGTTAGAAGGAATTGAAGTGACATGAGTACAATCAATCTTGCCGATCTTCCTCAGCCTAGCGTGATTGAACCGTTGGATTTTGAGAAAATCCTTGCGGACAAAAAAGCCAAGCTGCAAGAACTGCAGCCGGAGTGGAGCGCTGATACAGAATCCGATCCCTCGATAAAAAATCTAGAGGTGAGCGCATACTCGGATTTGACTATGCGTCAACGCATCAATGAATCCTCTCTGGCATGCATGCTACCGTGGTCAAAGGGAACGGATTTGGAGGGCCTTGCTGCATTCTTTAATCTAAAACGTGAAACGATCACTCCCGAAGATAAGGCTACGACACCGCCGACTGCCGCGGTGATGGAGTCGGACGAGTCTTTGCGCCGCCGATGTCTGCTCGCATGGTCAGGCATTTCGACGGCAGGGCCAAGAAAGTCCTACATTTTTCATGCGCTTTCGGCATCGGCCTTGGTGAAAGATGCCAACGCCTACCGAATCAAAGGGGGTGAAATTGCGGTTGTAGTGCTTAGCCATCAAAGCAATGGTGTAGCAGATGACACTTTAATCGCAGTGGTTGATGAGCATATCAATCAAGAGGAAGTGCGCCCACTGTGCTGCGATGGGACGGTTTCTTCTGCGATGATCTACAACTACCAAGTCAACGCGATACTCGACATTGAGAACACTGCGGCCAAAGAGAGCATTCTGGCTAAAGCTCTGTTCAATGTGCAGCAGTACACCGCTAAACAGCATCGGATTCAAGCGCTAGTCAGCGAATCTGCCATCAAAGCCGCCCTGCACATCGAAGGGGTACGCGATGTCGATTTGCAAGGCTTTACAAGCTATCAAGCGGATAGACATACCGCCCCTTGGTGCAGCCAAGTTCAAATCACAGCCAAGGAGGAATAATGACTCATTCATTATTGCCACCGAACGCGAGTGCGTTTGAGCGATCGCTCGAAGTAGTGACAACCGAGTCTCTCCCCACGCCGCATCGCTTACTCTGGAATCCCGATGAGTGTCCAGAGAATTGGATGTATATCCTTGCCTTGACGCTTGATGTTGATGTGTGGGACGAGCGTTGGTCAAAAGAGTCCAAAGTAGCCACGTTGAAAGATGCTTACAACGTACATCGGCTACGTGGGACGCCTTCAAGCATTCGTCGCATTCTGCGCAACGCTGGCTATGAAGAAATTACCATTTCAGAAGGGCTAAATATTCGCCGTCGAGACGGCACATATACTCGCAATGCGCACCAGTTTCGAGGGTGGGATGAAGCATGGGCGATGTACCGGATTTATTTAAAACGCGCCATCACCAATCAGCAGTCCAAGCAAGTTCGAAGATTACTTGAGGACACTGCACCACTGCATTGTGAGTTGATGGGCATACACTACAAAGAAGCGCTGTTTTTACACAATGGTGAAATTCGGCGCGATGGCACTTATAACCGAGGCACAGCTTAATATGGCAAATTTAAACGAAGAGCCAGTATGGGAAGCGGGAATTTACCAGTTTGAAACCACTGACCCTGTGGAAGGTGGCCCCGAAGGTATTGACAACAAACCTACACGGCAACTGGCCAATCGCACGGCTTATCTCAAGCAAGAGCAAGAGAAACTCAAAGATAAGTTTAATGAAGAAAAAACACCCAACCCTTTGCCGCAGTATCTACTAGCATCAGTCGCCCAGTTCCTTCCGTACAACCCTGTTCGAATCTATTCCGTAGGAGAGGTGTGTTACACAAAAGATGCTGAAAGCGGTGAGCTGAGTTATTGGCAATGGTACTCCAATGTCGAATCTCTTGCGGGGAAAACCCCGCTTGATACTGCTAATCGTCATATAGGCTGGCAGGACAACACAAAGCCATTTTATTGGATACCCTATACAGGTGATCAGGTAGGTATGCCATTTTACTGGCTAGATACTTCTGCCCCAGAATGGGCGGTGATGGAAATCAATGTAAACCTACCAATAGCTGTGTATTGGCGTCTTGCTCGTCGTTATCCTCAGCTAGTTAGGGACGATTATATTAATACAGGAGAGATTCGAGGAGAGTTCTTGCGTGTTCTTGACCAAGGGCGTGGCGTGGATGCTGGCCGCTCTATTCAATCTTATCAGGATGATGAGCTAGAAAGGCACACTCATACATTCTCGGCACCATTTTCTATCACAGCAAATACTGGCTCAACAGGTATTATCATATCAGCCTCTCATGTTCCTAACTGGAACACAACATATACAGGTGGAAATGAAACTCGTCCACGAAACATTGCTCGCTCTATGGCCATTGTAATTTAAGGAATTAAAATGAAAGACCAAAACCAGTATTGGCCTATAGATTGTCAAACGAAAGAGATTCAACAAGCTGTTTTAGCTGAATATCGCGGCGGCATGTATCACATACCCAAAGGGGCTTTAATAGTTGAGCCGCTACCACCCAAAAATGGCTTTGCTGTTGTTGCACTTGATGATTTGAGTGGAACTGAATACATCGAAGACCATCGCGGTACAGTGATTTATGACGCAGCAGATTGCACAGTATCCGAAACGGTCAATGAATTAGGCCCCATCAAAGAGGGTTTTACGGATAAAAAGCCGAAAACGCGCTGGGATAAATGGATTGACGGCGAATGGGTGACTGACCTCAGCGCCCAATTCATAGATGAGTTCAATGCTATCGACAACATTCGCCGCTCGTTATATGTGCAAGTTGTCGACCCACTGATTGCTGAAGCTGTCGTGAAACGTTTAAAAGGTAACGAAGCAGAAGCCCTTGAACTTGAGAAGCAAGGTTTAGCCGCTCGCGAAAAAATCCAACTTGAAAACCCGTGGCCAGTGAATCCTGAAGCCTAAAACCCAGCCCCGCGCTGGGTTTTTTAATACCCCAAATCCAACCCAGCCCTGCGCTGGGGTTTTTATTACCCGACGAACAGGAATTAGCCATGACGCAATTTCTCCATGGTGCGGAAGTCATCGAAATTGATGACGGCTCGCGCCCCATTCAAACCGTCAAGTCCGCTGTGATCGGCTTGGTCGGTACCGCGCCGTTATCAGCGGCTGCTACCTCGGCAGCACTGACTATCGGTACCGCCATTTTAAACGATGGACTAAAGCTCACTGCAGTCAAAACAGGCACTGAGGGCAATGCGATTAGCGTTGAAGTGTTAGCACCAACGGCCGCCAGTTCAGAGCTTGTAGTGACCGTAACCAATAACAAAATCAGCATTCAACTGGCCAGTGATGAAAGTGGCGCATTGACGACCACTGCCACCGAGCTGGCTTCTGCTTTGATGGGATACCCAGCCGCAAAGGCGCTGGTCACTGCTGTCGCATTGGGCGATGGTTCGGGGGATGTTGCTCCGGTTAGCCGTTCTTACTTAAGTGGTGGCGAGAATGAGCCTTTCCCACTGAAAAAGCCTATGGCGGTGGCAGGTAGTCGTAAGTTGATCGAGAAGCTTGGCAAAGAAGGCACATTACCTGCTGCATTCGACGACATCTTTGATCAAACTGGCGCGCTGGTGATTGTAGTTCGTGCTGAAAAAGGTCAAACCGAAGAGCAGACGCAAGCTAATGTCATTGAAGCCATGCAGGCGTTCCTTGATAGCCAAACCGAAACAGGCTACACACCACGCATTCTGGTTGCTCCAGAGTTTAGCCAGTTCAATGCTGTGGCATCTGAGCTTGAAGCGAAAGCAAAACGTCTTCGTGCTATCGTATATCTCGATTGCGAGCGCACTGCCAGCTATACCGATGCAATTAAACGGGCGCGACAGTTCGGTGAGCGCGTTGAAATTACGTGGCCATGGGTGCGCGTATTCGACACCGAGCTTGCCAAAGAGATTGACCGACCTTACTCCGCTCGCGCTGCTGGCCTGCGCGCTCGCATCGATGCCGAGAAAGGTTTCTGGTGGTCGAAGTCAAACCAAGAAATCTACGGCATTGTGGGCACATCACAGCCTGTGGATTGGGCGTTGGGAGACCCTAATACCACGGCCAACATGCTGAACGAAAACAAAGTCAGCGCCATTATTCGTGAAGGTGGTTTCCGCCATTGGGGTAACCGCACCTGCAGCACGGATCCTAAATGGACATTCGAGCAAACGCGCCGAACCGCGGACATGATTAACGACAGCGTACAGCGCTCTCACCTATGGGCGGTTGACCGCAATATCACCAAAACCTATGTGGACGATGTGATCAGCGGTGTGAATGCCTACCTGCGTGAGCTTAAAGCGCTGGGTGCCATCCTCGGTGGTGAATGTTGGGCGGATAAAGAGCTCAACACGCCAGCCACGATTCAAAAGGGCATTGTCTATTTTGACTTTGATTTCTGCCCTCCTTACCCGGCTGAGCACATCGTGTTCCGCAGCCGCTTAAACAACGCTTATCTGGAAGAGGTATTTAGCTAATGGCGGGAGATAACCTATTAAGCCGCTGGTCGATTTGGGTAGATGGCATTGGCAAGGCTGGCAACTGTAAAGACTACACCCCACCCGTACTTGAAGTGCTCACCGAAGATTTTCAAGCCGGTGATATGGATGCACCGGTTCCCGTCGACGTTGGTATGGGACCGATGGAAACCAACTTCTCGCTGTTTGGTGTTGATGTAACGATTTTACCACTGCTTGGGCTTCGCCAAGGCGCGCGCACGGCCGTGTCTGTCCGTTCGACTTATCGTGATCTGCGCGGTAACTCTTACGACCTCGTGGAAGAGCTGGGCGGCATGATCACCAAGATTGAACGTGATACGCAGGATACGAAATCGCAAGTGGATAAAGCGATGAAGGTTTCCATGAAGCTGGACTACTACAAAGTGGTTCGCTCAGGCGTAGTGTTGATTGAAATCGACCCAGTCAACCATGTTCGTAAACTGGGCGGTGTGGATGTGCTCGAAGGCATTCGCGCTATTTTGCAACTCTCTTAATTTTCTCGTTATCAAGGCCGCACACGCGGCCTTTTTTATAGGACACAATTCATGACTCAAGCACAAGTTTTACCAGTGTTAACCAAAACCATTCAACTGACAGTTCCCGCTTTCCACGAAGGGAAAGAATACACGGAGCTGACCATTCGCCGCCCGAAAGTTCGCGATCGCCTCATTGCCGATAAGCAATGCCAAGAAGAACCAGATAAGGAAGTGCGCCTATTTGCCTTGCTGTGCGGAGTGGCCGATGAAGTCATTCAAGATTTGGATATGGATGATTATGAGGAGGTCCAAAAGGCAGTCGTGGGTTTTCGGAAGAAAACCTCGGAAGAGCAGAAACCCAAAGAGGAATAATTGTGCTGGCTAGCCATACAGGCTGGCCACTTTCCGAAATCTTGGATCTTCCGATGCGTGATTTTATCGAGTTCATTGAGCTCCTGCCGAAAAAGGATGAAGCATGAATCAAAACTTGAAAACGGTGGTGACGCTTGGCGGCACGGTTGATAGCAGCTTTGGCAAAATCGGCAGTGTGTTCAATTCTTCAATGGGCAAAGCCACCAAAACGGTGAAGGAGCTCGAGCGCGAGCAAGCCAAACTCACCAAGCAAATCAAGACGGCGAAGCTTGCAGGTGCAGATGTCGGCTTGCTGACTCGCCGTTATCAGCAGTTGAGCACCGAGCTTGGCAAGGCTACTGAAAAAGCCGAAGCCTTTGAAGAAGCCGCGGGAATCGGCCAGCGCTTGCGCGGAATTGCGGTTGCAGGCGGTGTAGCGATTGGCAGCATTTGGGCAACAGGCAGCGCCTTGGCGGGGTTAGTCACTATGACTAACAAGCAGACCGCCGAAATGGTCGGGCTTGCACAGTCCTATGATATGAGCATTGATCGTTTCAAAGCGTGGAATGCGATCGCTAAATCTGCAGGACTGAATGGCGAGAATATTGGCGACTTAATTGAAGAGCTAAAAAACAAATTTGGCGAGTTCAAAGTGCTCGGCGAGCAATCGGCGGTCGCGGATGTGTTTGGGGCGCTTGGCATTGACCAAGCCATGCTTGATGGGATGGCAGCTGCAGATCAATTCGAGTTCATTATGAAGCGGCTTGAAGGTGTCACAGATATAGATCAGGCCGCTTCGCTTGCTGACATGCTGTTTGGTGGTGAGGCCAATAAGGTTGTCACTTATATCCGAAATACGGGGCAGAGCATCAATGATCTACTTCGTGAGCAGCGACAATTCAACTTACTCACTGAAGATGGCGCCAAAGGTGCGAAACGTTATGGCGACTCGTTTAATAATCTAACCAATGTTGTCACAAGTGCTTGGCAAGAAATCTCCGGTATTCTCGGCGGCCAGTTCTCTGGTGAAATTGAAGCGCTGAGTGTCAAATTCAGCACCTTCGTGCGTGAAAACAAAACGCAGATTGTGGGCTTTATCGGCAGCTTGGTTGAAGGGGCCAAGGCGACCACGTTGGCGTTATGGAATACGGGTGTGGCGATTAACAGCGTCGCGCAAGCGCTAGGAGGATGGGAAACCATTGGAATAGCGGTTGCTTCGCTCATGACGGGAAAGCTGGTTGTCGGCCTTTTGGGGATGGTTTCCGCAGGGGTTCAGGCAGTTAAGACCATCACAAGCATTAAAGGCGTGATGATTGGGCTAAACGCAGTCATGACGGCGAACCCGATTGGTGCGACCGTTGCGGCCGTGGCCGCATTAGTGTTCGCTGGCATTCAGTTGTACCGCAATTGGGATGCGGTAGTGAACTGGTTTAGTGAAAAGTTTAACTGGTTTAAAACCGAGTTCCCCGCCACCTTCGGTCTGCTCAAAACCCTTTTTGATTACTCGCCGATGGGCATGATCATCAACAACTGGTCACCGATTGTGGATTTTTTCAAAAATCTATGGGGCAACGTGATCGGCATCGTTGATAGCAGTATCGCCAAAATCACCCGCGCATGGGAAACCGTCACCGGCTTTATGGACTCCATGAAGTTTTGGGATGAAGGGAATGGAGATAAGGTTCAGCCTTATCAATCTGCTACCTATAACACGCCTTCGCGTGGTGTCGAGGCGATAAATAATACCTATCCGGCCTCGCGAGGCACCACCGTCCATCAAACCGTGGGTGAAATCAAAGTGTATGCGGCTGCAGGTCAGTCCCCTGCTGAAGTGGCAAAAGCCGTACATACGCAACTCGGAGGCCACCGTTCTGGATACCTCTACGACTTACCGGAGGCTTACTAATGGCATCAGTCATGTTGAGTTTAGGCGGTTTCAAGTTCCATATTGACGCCGCCTCTTATAACCAGTTAGTCAGAACATGGCAATGGCGTTGGCAATCTCAAACGCGGATTGGTCAAGCAGATTCATTGCATTACACCGGAAAGGCGCCCGTAAAAATCAGTTTGAGTGGGCATATCTCGACTACTCGAGGCGAGGTGGGTACACATCAAATTGAAAAGCTGGCCTCAATGGGGGATGAGCGCAAGCCTCATCTGCTCGTGAGTGGTGAGGGTGATGTATTGGGCTACTGGTGTATGACCGACTTAAACGAAACCAATACAAAATTTGTGCGGGGCGGCTTGCCCCGTTATCAAACCTTTACGTTGGAGTTAGTGTTTTATGGCGACGACTTATAGAACCCGAGAAGGTGATGTGCTGGATAGAATTTGCTGGCGTCATTATGGGCGAGAGAATGCCGTGGTCGAAGTGATGAAAGCCAATCCCGGTCTTGCCGATTATGGAGCGGTGTTACCGAGTGGTCTGCAGATAACCCTGCCAGACATCGCGCCAGAATCCAAACCAGAGGCTAACGCTTTATGGGATTAGAGTACCGTCCAGATTTTTCGATTGCCGCCAATGGTAACGACATTACCAAGCGTATCGCGCAAGGGCTTATCATGCTCACGCTGACCGATAACTCGGACAACAGTGAATCTGATAGGCTTGCCATCAGCTTTACTTTGCCTTACGACACGCCGACCCCAAAAAAAGGTGCGGTGCTTCGCGTTGGGCTAGGTTTCAATGGCGAACTGGTTTCTAAAGGCCAGTTTGTGGTCGATGAAGTATCTTCCAGTGGGCCACCGAAAGTGGTGCAGATTGTGGCGAATGCGGCACCCATGAATAACCGCAAGCAACCGGGATCATTGCAAACTCAGAAAACGCGCAGCTGGCACCAAGTGTCGCTGGGCGATATTGTGAAAACAGTGGCCAGTGAGCATGGTTTAACGCCCCGCGTAAGCTCTGGGCTGGAATCCACCCCAATCAACCACGTTGACCAGACGAATGAAAGTGACATGGCTCTGCTCAATCGTCTGGCGCGGCGCTATGGTGCGGTGAGCAAGCCTGCCAATGGATATTGGCTCCTGTTGAAAGAGGGTGAAGGCAAGACCGTGTCGGGCAAAAAGCTCGATGAAGTGACCATTTACCCTCACGATGTGAGTTTGTTCCAGTTTCGGTTTAACAGCCGCGAGAATGCGGGAACGACAATCGCCACTTATCATGATGTTGCCTCTGGCGACACCAAGCAGATCCAGCAAGGCAACGGTGACCCGGTGTTTCGGATTGCTTATAAATTCCCGAACTATCAGGAAGCCGAACACGCCGTGCGTAACCGACACAAGATGGTGAAGTCTGGATCGGATGTCATGGATATTACTATGCCCGCTCGGCCTGACTTGATGAGTGTTGTCGCGGAAGGTTATGTCAACGTGTCAGGCTTTGGTGATCAAGAGGATGGCAAATGGCGAGTCAAAACCGTTGAATGGCGCCTCAGCGATGCGGGTTTACAGTTCCGCATCGCAGGCGATAGAGGGAGTTCAGATTCCTAAATCTTCCTTCGAGTATTCAAAAAAATTAGAAAATTGTTTCTTTCTAGCATTCGTAATATGGAGAACTCTTTCAGCGTAAAATGTTCTCCACTCCCCCCTAAGATGACAATATGCTCTAAACATAACTTCACCATATTGGTTAGGCCAAACGCCAACAATCTCAACGTTCCTTTCTGTTATGCTTCCGTTTCTATCCATGTAACGAAGAAATAGTTTTCTTTTTCCTTGCCACAATAGCTCTTCTTCTGTCCATGGTATAAAGCCAGTTTCAGAAGTAATCTTTTTACTTGCTTGCGGCTCATAAGGTTGAGCTATTTTTTCGTTTTCGAGTTCTAGCTGCTGCTTTTGATATAAAGCATTATTTTCTTTTATTCGTGTAGAAATGCTTTTGCCGAATAACAAGTAAAATATGATTAATGTAGAGACCAACCAGAATAAGACCCCAGTCAACTTTTCCATATTAAGAGCGGCTATACCAAGCAGAATAAAGGATGACGTTAGCAATACAATTAGTCGAATGAATGTTTTCATAATCTTCTGATGCATCATAGATGAATATAACTATGGTATGATACATCTTGAGTATCATTTATCCTCAAAAATGTGCGTGACGCGTAACGCTAAATTTAAATTACATTTTGTTGAGTTCTTGATGTAGCCCCTTCAAAAAATCCACTAGGAGCCGTCTGATTCCGTCCGGAAACAACCGAGCAATCGCAAGTAAGTCTCTTTCTGATATGTTATCGACATCCATTCTATCGAGTAACAAATCCAACTCACTAACACCTAAAGCTTGAACAATTCGCTGATATTGACTCCAACGTAAGTCGGCTGTTCCTTGTTCAATGCGCTTGTAGGTGGTTGCACTGATCCTCGCTTTCTCTGCAAGCTCACTTTGAGTCATGCCGAGTTGCTGCCTCCGGTGCCTTATTGATTGAATCAAACTATCTTGTGACATAAGACACGCGGTATAGGTCATATTTGACCAATTTCAATTGTAAAAACAACAGTTTTGGCCTGTTGCCTTGCTTTTTCTAAACAACTGAGTTGATATGTATTCGCTTATTATTTAGACGCTTTCTGCAATAACAATAGTATATAAGTGACAATTATAACAATAATGTCTGAAGCTAGGTTAGAGGTTGTTGATGTATCGAACCGATTTAGAAAAAACAGTGAGTCTGGATGATATTGAGATGGGGTTAAATCATCTCAGCGATATGGCAACGGAACTGCATGATAACTTGATAAAGAATGATGCCTGTTTGAGTTTGGCACCAATGGCAGAACGATTGGCTTACATGTCGTGGATGATGACGAGGCTGATAAACATGGTCGAACAGGAGGAAACAGAGCTGACTTAG